AAGATACCGCTAAAAACTTGGTTACGAAAATCCGAGTTATGCACGCAAACTTACCAAGTTGGGTTAAGTCAAAGTGTGTTGAGGACAACAAATTGTCGTTACGATATTCAAATGGTTCACAAGTAAAAGCAATTGCGAGTTCTGAAGATGCAGGTCGTTCAGAGGCATTGTCATTATTGATACTTGATGAGGCCGCGTTTATTGAAAAAATAGATACAATATGGACTGCTGCACAAAGCACTCTATCTACTGGTGGACAATGTATAGCATTATCTACACCAAATGGTGTTGGTAATTGGTTTCACAAAGTTTGGGTTGATGCCGAAGATGGAAAGAGTGATTGGAATTTTATAAAATTACATTGGTCATTACATCCAGACAGAGAACAAGAGTGGAGAGATGAACAAGATAAGTTGTTGGGTCCTTCAATGGCTGCACAAGAATGTGATTGTGACTTCATCACTTCTGGTCAAACTGTAATTGATGGTGTTATTTTGGAAGAATACAGAAATACACAAATTGAAGATCCAGTTGAAAAGAGGGGAATGGATAGTAATTTATGGATTTGGAGACAACCAAATTATACCAAGAATTATGTAGTAGCCGCTGACGTTGCTCGTGGTGATGCATCAGACTTTTCTGCATTTCATGTAATAGAAATAGAAACTATGGAACAAGTAGCAGAATATAAGGGAAAAATACCTACTAAGGATTTTGGTAATTTATGTATGAACACTGCTATGGAATATAACAACGCATTACTTGTGATTGAGAACTCAAGTATTGGTTGGGCTACTATACAACAAGTTATTGATAGAGAGTATGATAACTTATTTTATACAAGTAAAGATTTACAGTTTGTAGATGTCGCAAGACAAGTAACAAACAGATATAGACAAAAAGATAGACAAATGATTCCTGGTTTTAGTATGACAACTAAAACAAGACCATTGGTAATAGCAAAATTAGAAGAATATTTTAGAGAAAAATCAGTCATCGTACATTCTGATAGACTGATTGATGAATTATTTGTGTTTATATGGCACAACAATAAAGCTGAAGCAATGGAAGGATACAATGATGACCTTCCAATGAGTTTGGCAATTGGACTGTGGGTAAGAGATACTGCACTTAGGTTGAACGCAGAGGGAATTGCCCTACAAAAAACAGTCCTAAATAAAATGTTAGATTATGAACCAGTTTATACACCTACTGATAATGAAAATGATGAGTGGGTAATGGAAACTGGAAATACAAAAGAAGATCTAACTTGGTTAATAAAATAATAAGAGGATAAAATGGCACAAACAAATTTAAGAGCTAGATTAAGACGACTTTTTTCCACAAATGTAATTGTAAGACATGCAGGTGGGAGAAGGTTAAAAATTGCCGATACAGATAAAGTTCAACAAGCACAAAGAAATAGTCTTGTAGATAGGTGGTCAAGATTACATACTAATTTAACAACGGGTGGGTATGGACATTCACAGGCGATTAGTTTTCAGGCACAACGATTGGCTCTGTTTAGAGATTATGAAGAAATGGATAATGATGCAATTATATCAAGTGCACTTGATGTTTACTCAGACGAATCTACAATGAAAAATGAATATGGTAAGATATTGGAGATTAATTCAGAAAATGAAAATATTCACGATATTCTACATAATTTATTTTATGATATATTGAATATAGAATTCAATTTATGGCCGTGGGTTCGTAACTTATGTAAATATGGAGATTTCTATCTTTATTTAGACATTAAAGAAAAGTATGGTGTTACGAATGTAATTCCACTTTCAGCATATGATGTTACTCGTATTGAAGGTGAGGATCCAGAGAATCCATATTATGTTCAGTTTATGGTTGAAGAAGGTGATAACAGACATTCAGGACATATGGCAGGAAATAAAGAATTAGAAAACTATGAAATAGCACATTTTAGATTACTTTCAGATGCAAATTTCATACCATATGGAAAAGGTATGATTGAAGGAGCTCGTAAGATTTGGAAACAGTTATCTTTAATGGAAGATGCTATGTTAATTCATAGAATCATGAGAGCACCAGAAAAGAGAGTTTTCAAAATTGATATTGGAAATATTCCACCTGCAGAAGTTGAAAATTTTATGCAAAAGATTATCAATAAGATGAAGAAAGCTCCTGTTATCGACCAAAATACAGGTGATTACAATTTAAAATATAACATTCAAAATCTTACAGAGGATTTCTTTTTACCAGTTCGTGGTGGAGACAGTGGAACTCAGATTGATAGTCTTGCAGGATTAACTTATGAAGCAGTAGAGGATATTGAGTACCTAAGAAATAAGTTAATGGCCGCGTTAAAAATACCAAAGGCATTTCTTGGATATGATGAAGCAGTTGGTAGTAAAGCTACGTTAGCTGCAGAAGATGTTAGATTCGCAAGAACAATTGAAAGAATACAAAGAATTGTAGTTAGTGAATTAACTAAAATTGCAATAGTTCATTTATACGCACAAGGATATACAGATGATGAACTTGTTAATTTTGAATTAGATTTAAAAAATCCATCTACAATATATGAAGAAGAAAAGATTGAGTTGTGGAATAATAAACAAAGTCTTGCTACAAGTCTAATGGATGCAAAGATAGCAGATACTGAGTGGATTTATGATAATGTATTTAAATTTACAGAAGAAGAGAAAAAAGAAGTTAGACTTGGACTCATCAAAGACCAAAAACGGAAGTTTAGATGGTCTCAGATTGAAATGGAAGGAAATGATCCAGTTCAGACTGAAGAAGCAGTTGGAACACAAGGAGCAATGATGGATGCGGGTGGTGCAGAAGGTCAAATGCCAGGAGTACCTGGAGCACAACCACCTGGAGCAAGACAAGGAAGAAGTGGTAAAGAATTAGAGATAAATATACCAGATGATGGTTGGCCAGGAAGTGGTCGTCCAGGAGAAGGACCTAAACACGGAAAAGACTCAAGTATAAGGGGTCGTGATCCACTTGGAGCACATGATAAGAGAAAAGGTGGTAGTGGTAGTCCAAAATACGGAATTGCGTTGGCACATTATGACGCATTAAAGAAAAGTTTAGGAAAAGTAAGTCGTGAAGAGAAGAAAATCTTGGTTGAAACGACTGATGTGGAAGAAGAATATAAAAACGAAGTATCTTCATCTTTAAGTGATACTTAAACGATGAATTATTAGAAGTTTTTATATTTATAGTTGAAGAAATATACTTATTTAGGAGCATAGATTATGGCCCAACGTGTAAAGCACTCGAAGATTAAAAATACGGGAATTCTTTTTGAATTATTGTCCCGACAGATCACTGTAGATGTGATGAATGGTGATGATAAAAGTAAATCTGTAGAGGTGTTAAAAAAATACTTTAACGAAAAGACAGAACTTGGTAAAGAAAATCAATTATATCAAGTTTTGTTAAAAGAAAATTATAATTCGTCTCGGAAAGCAGAAAAATTAGTTGATGCTGTAATAAGAGCTAGAGAAAAATTACAGAATAAAAAACTTCGTAATGAAAAATATAATCTTATTAAAGAGATTAAGAAGAACTATACTGTGGAAGATTTTTTCAGAGCACGAATTCCTAACTATAAAGTATATGCTTCTATTTATAAAACATTTTTAGCAGAAACAACTCCTGTATTTGATCCAAAAGAAGAAGTAGATAGTAATTTTTCTATTATAGAACATATCACCCGTAACAAAGTAAAACCACGTGATACAGACAGCAAAGTAATTTCTGAATTTAAGAATGAAGATAAAGATTTAAGATTACTTTCTTATCAATTAATGGTAGATAATTTTAATGGTAAGTATAAAAATCTTAATTCTATGCAACGAAATTTATTGAAAGAGTATGTTAATAATATTTCTAATACTAATTCGTTAAGAGAATTTGTAGATAGTGAAGTTATGAAAATTAAGAAAATTCTTAGTAAATTTTTACCAAGAATTGATGATAAAGTAACTAAGATTAAATTAACAGAAGCAATTAAACAGAGTGATACTTTATCAAAAGGTAAGATTGTGAAAGACAAGCAGGTTGTGGCATTAATGAGGTATTATGAACTCATCAAGGAACTACACAATGTCACGGGTTAGAGAAGGTTTAATTCGTAAACTTGTTAGGGAATTAATTAGACAAGAATTAGATGAAGCCAATTCTACTTCAAGTGTAGGTGGTAGTTACAACACACCGCATGCATTTGGTGGTAGTAATAAAAAAGGTAAAGGTAAGGGCAAGGCCGGTTACACGGGAGGTCATGATGAACCAACTGATGGAACTGGTCATTTTATTGCAAAAGACCCGAAGTTGAGAAAAACTGAATCCATAAATGAAGCATATAAAGTTCACGCAAAATCAAAATTGGGTATTGGCCCAAAAAAATGGGAATTGGAAAAGTTTTTAACTGGTGGTAAATCTTTTGATTATAAAAAAGGAATGGAAATAGTTAAAAAATTAAGAAGAATGAGTAGTAGTATTAATTACAAATTGATAAAAGAATCCGTAAATGAAGGAAAACTTAACGAATTTATGTATGCTAAGTTGGGTTCAAAAGTTGAAAAATTTGTAAAACAATATTACGGAAAGAATAAATTTGTATCTTTACCGGCTTGGAAAGTTACTATGACTTATCCAGACCAACCTGGTAGAACTCACGACCAATGGGTTAAAGCAAAATCAGCCAAAGATGCAATACAAATTTCAAAAAAGATGTGGTCAAATCAAAATATTAAAGTTGGTAAAGCTATATTTGATGATGAACATTGGTTAGGAGTTCAAAAGGCTCAAAAGACAGGATTTACAGAAGGAGAAATCAAGATAAAGAAAGAATCCGTAAATGAAGGTAGATATCACGCTTGGAGAAATGATGATAGTTTAAGTCCTAAGCAAAAAATCGGTATAGCCATGAGAGAAACCCGTGATTCTTTAAAAGAATTAGAACGAGTTGTTAGGTATAATGTTAAATTAAAAAATGAGTTAAAAGTGGATTCACGAGATTATTGGAAGAATACACACAAGGCTCTAAATAAAATTAGTGAGAGAT